CTTCGTGGAGAGGTGGGAACGGGAAAATGGACCGTTTGGAATTGAAAAAGTCATCCAGGGAGCTAAGACAGAATCAGTCCCGCTTGGTGAGCTGAAGAAACTGTCTGAGGAAAGAATGCTTATTTTTGATGAGGCTCTTATGTCATTTACCATGGGTAACTGCATCGCAATAGAAGACACAAATGGAAACCGTAAATTGTTGAAACGACGACATGAAGCGAAGATCGATGCTGTCGCGGCTATGATGGATGCTTTTGTCGCCTTCAAATTAAACAGAGAAGCTTTTGAATAAGGAGATTGACATGGAATTGAAAGACACAATCGAACTCATGAACAGTTCTGATTATAAAGAACGATTTAAAGCCGAGTATCTTCAGGTGAAGATCCGGTATGACAAATTACATAAGATGCTTGTTAAGTGGGATGCAGGCACTCTTAACTTCACACCGACATGTGTCAAAGCACTTTTGCTGGAGCAGAAACGGTATATGGGAGAATATATCCGTTGTTTGCAGGTAAGAGCTGAAGTAGAAGGCATTGAACTTGAGTAATATGGAGGCGAAATATGAACAACGATGAATTAATGCAGTTGCTACGGCTGGTGCTATCGGTAGAAATTATCTTATAGACCATGCAATAGATTCGTTTTCTTAATTACAAGGAGATTTTATGTCATTAAATTTAAGCACTAGGCTTGCTCATGCCTGGAACGCATTCACCAGTCGTGACCCAACCCAGTATATAATCACTGGTCCGGGATATTCCTCACGTCCTGATAGACCACGGCTTAGTAGAGGAAATGAGAAATCAATAGCAACGTCCATATTTAACAGGATTGCTCTTGATGTATCATCCGTTAATATCAAACATTGTCGATTGGATAAGAACGGACGCTATGTAGAAGATATTGATTCCGGTTTGAATAATTGCCTTAATTTAGAGGCAAACAAAGATCAGACAGGCCGGGCTTTCATTCAGGATGTAGTATTATCGATGCTCGATGAGGGTTGCGTAGCTTTGGTTCCAGTCGAAACCACCATCGACCCGAAAAGTTCGAATTCGTACCAGATTGATTCCATGCGAACTGGAAAGATTACGGAATGGTATCCAGATATGGTAAGGGTTCGTTTGTACAATGACCGAACCGGCGAAAAAGAAGAGATTTTACTCCCTAAAAACCAGGTGGCCATTATCGAAAATCCGCTATATGCAGTGGTCAACGAATACAACTCAACCATGCAGCGTCTTATAAGAAAACTCAGTTTATTGGATGTGACAGATGAACAAACGGCATCCGGAAAACTGGATTTGATTATACAGCTTCCGTATGTAATAAAGACAGAGGCCCGACGTGAGCAGGCTGAGCGAAGGCGAAAAGATATTATCGATCAGTTGACCGGTTCTCAGTATGGCATTGCGTATACAGATGGAACAGAGAAAATCATCCAGTTGAACCGTTCGTTGGAAAACAATCTGCTCAAACAGGTTGAATACCTTACCAACATGGTTTATAGCCAGCTTGGCATTACCCAGTCAGTGCTCGATGGTACGGCTGATGAAAAAACAATGCTGAATTATATGAATCGCACAGTCGAGCCAATAATTTCGGCCATTGTTGATGAATTAAAACGAAAATTTCTCACAAAGACCGCTCGGTCGCAGTTACAGTCTATTGTCTATTTCAGAGATCCATTCCGACTGGTTCCAGTCAATGATATCGCAGAAATCGCTGATAAGTTTACACGTAACGAAATCATGACCTCCAATGAGATCCGTCAGATTGTTGGTATGCAGCCATCTAAAGATCCGAAGGCAGATGAGTTAGTCAACAGCAACATCAGCCAAGCTAAGCAGGACATGTCACAGACTCTAAATGCTGCCGAAGTAAACGAAGAAGGAGGAAACAGTCAAAATGGTTAATTGTGACTTTAGCGGATATGCCACCAGAAACGATTTGCTCTGTGGCGATGGTCGCACGATCCGAAAAGATGCGTTCAAAGAGAACGACGGCTGTGTGGTTCCACTTGTCTGGAATCATGAGCACAACGATCCAAATGCGGTACTTGGCCACGCCATTCTTGAAAATCGCGATGATGGTATGTATGCGTATGGTGTTTTCAATGACACCGAGCAGGGACAGTCCGCGAAGAAACTTGTCCAGCATGGTGATGTACGATCACTGTCTATTTGGGCAAATCAGTTAAAACATATCGGTAAAGATGTAATCCACGGAAACATCAGAGAACTCAGTCTTGTATTGGCTGGAGCTAATCCTGGTGCCTACGTGGATTTTATTATGGCGCACAGCGCAGACGGCGAAGAAGAGCTTGAAGCATCCTGGGATGAAAATATTATGCTCTATCATTCCGCTGATGCTGAAAACAACCAGAAAGGAGATTCAAAAGTGGCAGAAGAAAAGAAAAATGAGGGAGCGAAAACTGGAGAAAAAACAATTAAGAAGATTCTTGACACCCTCAATGAAGAGCAGAAAGATGCGGTAGCAGCTGTTGTAGGCATGGCTCTCGAAGAAAACGGAGTAGACGACTCCGACGACGATGATGATGAAGAAGAAGGAGGAAAAGTAGTGAAACATAATGTATTTGACAATAAAGATACAGACCAGGGCACCGTACTGAGTCATTCCGATGAGCAGAGAATCATCTCTATGGCTAAGCAGGGCAATGTCGGAACATTGAAACAGGCAATGAAGTTTTTCGCAGAGGAAAACTCTGACACACTTGCTCATGGTGTATTCGACGATGAAGTGGAAGCTCTGTTCCCGGAATACGAACTGCTGAAGAAAGGTGAGCCGGATACTCTCGAAAGAGATCAGACATGGATTGATTCTGTAATGTCTAAAATCCATAAATCTCCGTACAGCAGAATCCGTACTCGCCAGGCCGATGCTCGTATTGCAGATCTGAGAGCTAAAGGATACCAGAAGAAAGGTAACTACAAAGAGGACATGGCTAAGATCAAACTTCTCAGCCGTACCACTGATCCTCAGACAGTATACATCAAAGATCAGATGCACCGAGACGATGTGGCAGATATTACAGATTTCGATGTAGTTGCTTATCAGTGGAAGATGATGAGACACGTTCTGAATGAAGAGCTCGCTATGGCAGCACTTGTCGGCGATGGTCGTGAAGATGGTGATCCGGACAAAATTCATGAAGATCATATTCGCTCCATCTGGCATGACGATGAGCTGTACTGTATCCATCAGGACGTTGATTTCGAAGCAGCAAAAACCAAACTGCAGGGTACTAATACCGGTGCAAACTTCAGTGAGAACTACATCAAAGCAGAGGCTATGATCGAAGCTGCACTGTATTCCAGAGAGAAATTCAAAGGTACGGGTACACCAGATCTGTATTGTACACCACACCTGCTGAACGTAATGCTTCTGGCAAGGGATCTCAACGGTCGTCGTATTTATGATTCCAAAGCAGATCTTGCTGCAGCACTCAACGTAGCATCTATCCAGACTGTCGAGCAGTTCGAAGGTCTCACGAGAACATCCAGTGATGGTAAGAAGAAACTGCTTGGTCTGTTTGTAAACCTGGCAGACTATCAGTTCGGTTCCACCAGAGGTGGTGAAGTTACCAAGTTCGAAGATTTCGACATGGACTTCAACCGCTACAAATACATGCTGGAGACAAGACTCTCCGGTGCGCTCACTCAGGTATATTCTGCTATCGCTCTTGAGGAGCCGGCAGCCTAAATCGCATAAGGAGGATAAGTCATGATTGAAAAAATTCGTCCAGTCGCTGACGACGTGAATGTCGCAGTGAGAAAAGTTTACGGAAAAGCAAACGATGCCTATGCATATTATGATTCTGCTTGTAAGAACAAAGTGACTTGCGCTGAGCTGCAGGATGCGTATGTTAAAGGACTTATGATCGATGTTGCCGGTACATTATATAAACCGGTCAGCTGTGCTGTTGCCGGAAATGTAGCGACTGTTACATATGTGACGACAGATTCTGCTACAGCCACAACAGCCAAACTTGCGACAGTTAAGTCTGACAAATGATTAAGGAGTGAATCGATATGAGTAAATGGTTCGGCAAGATAGGCTTCACTCTTCCGGTAAGGGAGATTGAACCGGGGGTATTGGATAGCCCTGTTGAAGAGCATGGGTATTACGGTGATATGACTAGCAACCGTTGGAAGCGTCAGAGCTCAGGTGAGATCAATGATAATCTCAACCTTGCGAATGTTCTGAGCATCTTGGCCGACCCATTTGCTTTCGAGAATCATTCTTGTATAGCATATGTTGATATCCTGGGGACGAAATGGAAAGTAACTGATGTTGAACTCCAATATCCCAGGATGATCTTATCTATAGGAGGTATTTGGAATGGGAACTCGCCTGGAGCTACAGAATAAGTTGGAAGAACTGCTTGGTTCCAGGCATGTTTATTTCCAACCACCTGAATCAGTCAAAATGGAATACCCAGCGATTAAGTATTCTATGACAAGTATAAAAAAAGACAAAGCTGATAACACAGCTTACTTACTTACCAAAAAATACAGCGTGGTAGTGATCGATAAGAAACCTGATAATCAAGTTATCTCTAAATTATTGATGATTCCATATTGTGCTTATGATACGTCATATAAATCCGAGAATCTCTACCACGATGTATTAACACTATATTTCTAAGGAGGAAGAAGAAATGTCCAAACTTGTATGGGATGAAGTCGGTAAAAGACTTTACGAAACCGGTGTCAGCAAGGGCGTTTTATATCCGCAGTCTAATGGCACATATCCGAAAGGTGCTGCCTGGAACGGACTTACCGCCGTAAATGAGGCTCCCGAAGGAGCAGAGCCGAATGCTATGTATGCAGATAATATCAAATATCTCAACATTTTATCTGCGGAAGATTTCAAGGCAACAATCGAAGCGTATACATATCCTGATGAGTTTAAACCATGCATCGGTGCAGGAGAGCTTGTTGAAGGAGTATCTCTTGGTCAGCAGGATCACGTTCCGTTTGGCTTCTCTTATCAGACAATCATCGGTAATGATACTGAAAACAATTCTCACGGTTATAAGATCCATGTCGTATATGGTTGCTTAGCTGCGCCATCTGCAGCTGACTATCAGTCGGTTAACGACAGTCCGGAAGCAGCGACTATGTCTTGGGAAATTTCCACAATACCTGTATCAGTAGCTGGATTTAAGCCTACAGCAACTCTGGTGTTCGATTCCACCAAACTTAGCGAAAAGAAGATGGCTGCCATTGAGAAAGTTCTGTATGGCGACACAGACGCTGAAGCACGTCTTCCGTTACCAGATGAAGTGAAAACTATCCTTGCTGCAGTAACAGAGTAATTTGAGATCGTTTTAGAGGCCCAACATACAGGGCCTCTTTTTTTAATGTGAAAGGAGAAAAACTATGTTCAACAAAACTATTACATATGAAGACTACAACGGAGTAAAGAGGACCGAAGACTTTCATTTCCACTTTAGCAAAGCAGAGATCATCGAAATGCAGCTGAGTACAGCCGGCGGTCTGGACGCTACCATCAAAAGAATTGTGGCAGCGAATAATGAGCCTGAAATTATCAAGTATTTCAAAGATCTGGTTCTCAAAGCATACGGCGAAAAGAGTGCAGACGGTCGGAGATTTATGAAGAGTCCGGAGATTTCCAGAGCTTTCGCTGAGACTGAGGCGTATTCAGTTCTGTTTATGGAGTTGGCAACGGACGCAAAAGCCGCTGCAGAGTTTGTTAACGGTTTATTACCGGCAGATGTCAGAGAGCAGGCCAAAGTCGAGGCTGACAAAATCGTAGCAGGCCAGTTTCCGGAGGCGTAACAAAGAAGAAAACTATGGAGGGATAAGAGATGCTTGAAATAACCGTTCCGGCACCAGAAGTGTGGGATGATGAAAAAGAAGAATTCGTATTCTCGCCAGCTTTCAAAGAATGGCATTTACAATTAGAACATTCTCTTGTCTCTCTGTCAAAATGGGAACGTAAATGGCATAAACCATTCTTCAGTA